TGGTTGGTCAGACGTCGGGCTATGTGTCTGCGATGGTCTCCAACGGGCTTGTGATTGATGCTAGAATTAGAAGTGTTTCGCCAGCGGCTATGCGTAGTATTGGTGATTTCTGGCTTAGGTATGGGTACTTGATGAATACTTGGATTAAGTTCCCGAAGACACTTAGCCTTATGACCGAATTTACATATTGGAAGATGGCTGAGTGCTACTTGGTTGACACAACTATTCCTGAGGGGTTCAAGGCCAGTGTGCGAGGAATCTTCGAAAAGGGCGTGACTGTGTGGCGTTCCCCTCAGCGTATCGGTAACACAAATGTTCGCAACAATCGGATTGATAAGACGGTTAGGGTGACCCTTAGTGAGTAAAAAGGATTATGTGCTTAACGGCATCTACAAGAAAATCATGGCATCTCCCCCGTCCTCATCCGAGGCGCGACAGATGCAACTCGAGCACATGTACCGGCGACAGTTAATGGGCAAGTGCCTTTCCCGGTTTACTTGGGAGGGACTGCCTAATGGGATTGACCCACGGTTTATTGAAGCAACTATCTTCAATAATGGATACTCAGTATTCTATTGGGACAGTTTCTTCGAATTGTTTATGGCAATGCCCGCAACAATTTCAGGCCCCCTAGACATTCAGGATAATCCCACGGGATATCGTGTCACTCGAAACGGCGTCTATTCTCGTGAAGTGAACGCAAGCGAATCTGTCTGCATTTGGGGTAATCAGGTGCGGGAGCCAGAAATCGACGTTGTGCTTTCGTATGCTGCGCGGCTTGCTCAAATTGACAGGACAATCGAAATTGATCTGCTGAATGAGCGTAACCCGATGATTGTCGCGTGCTCGCAGGACCAGCGCCTTACCATCCAGAATCTCATCTCTAAGATTTACGATGGTGAGCCCGTTGTGTGGGGCACCGAGAATATGAGTATGGATAATCTCGCCAACACGATTGGTGTGTTTCCCCTTAATCAGAATGCTGGTGCTGGTGCGGTTTCTTCAATCAAGCATATGGAGTCTAAGTCCAAGATTTGGGGTGAAGCACTCACGATGCTTGGAATTATGAACGTGAATTCCGAAAAGCGTGAGCGCATGGTGGTTGAGGAAGCGGCCGCTAACTCTGGTCAGGTTTTGGCGTCGCGTGAATCTTTCATGAAGCCGCGCGAATTGGCTTGCGAACAAATCAATGAAAAGTTTGGTTTGAGTGTGTCTTGCTATTGGGCCGTTGACGATAATGCGGCACCCAACCTTAATGACTATCTTGCTAATTCTAATTTGACAACCTATGGGGGTGACGATGGCGGTAACAACGATAATGCTTCGTGACGTTGTGCGGATTACTGATGACCATATTGGCCTTGATGATTATCCGATCTTCGACGAAGCATACAGGAAAACACTGAATGATCGGATTAAGAAGACCTATTGGCTTCAGGAGATTGCGCACGAGACAATCGACATCTTTATCTGGCGGCTAGGCCTTAAGATGGAACTGATTATGCCTCGGTATAATCGAATGTATCTGGCTGAACTGCAAAACACTGACCCGCTTGAAGGTAATCGCCACTACAGCAAGACAGGCCAGGACGGGACGTCCCAGAACTCTGGGATCAACCACCAGACCGGCAGTGGCAGTGGCACCAACAAGTCCAAAGGGCGCACGGTGGGCTCGGACACACCTCAAACACGTCTCGCGGGCGATGGGGACTATGCTACGAGTATCAGCGATGCGAGCACGTCGGGTGACACAACGTCGCGTAACGAGTCGGATAGCACATCATCTTCGACTAGTAACTACAACAATAATCAGCGATCGGAGTCATGGGGGTATTCGGGCTCCAAGGCTCGCGCTATCGCTGATTATCGCGGGACACTACTTAATGTGGATGACCTAGTTATCGCAGAACTTAGCGAACTTTTCATGGGGCTGTGGGACACAGACATGCCGCACACCCCTGGGGGACTAGTTAACGGATTTACCTACGGCCTAGGATTTGGAGGATATTATGGCTACTGGTGACGACATTATTGGGTCAATTGACCAGGCCCTTTGGCGCGTCCAGTCGCGCTCAGTGAACAACATTACCCCGTTCACTTACCGGGATGGGCTGACGTACATTGACGTGCTTGAGCGAATCCGCTCTAGCGTTATTGACGTCATTACGTTCACGAATTCCTTTGGCGAGGAACAGGATAAGATCATCGCCAAACTGAATGAGACGGTCACCAATTTCATTACAGAGGTTGAGAAGACGCATTCAGGTTGGAATAAGGAACTGGACGCAAAGAAAACAGCGCTCGAGTCGCTAATAGAGGACTTCAAGCGGCGCCTTATTGACGCTGAATTCCGTGAGGTTGACGGCAACTATATTGAAGCACCCCTTAAGTCGCCTGCCGGTAAGCGGGTTACGCTGACGACCAAGGCGTGGGGAGACGCGCTAAAGGCCCAGAATTCCCAGTTCCAAACGGACATTCAGGGAAAGTTGGATCAACAGCGCAGAGATTTCGACAACCGTTTCCCGGCCTATTACACGAAGACTGAGGCTAACGATATCTTTCTTGAAGACCCTAAACTCACGGAGGGCGTTGTCATTGGTTCGTCGAATGCCACGATTGAAGCAAGTCGCTGGACTGAGAGTCTTTGTCGGGAACTGGGGCTGAATCCGAATGTGTATGCGATTGGTGGTGGTGGTTTTACTTCCACTCTGGACAACAATTTCTCAACACAGTTGGATAACGCGATCCGGGGGATGACTGAGGAGAAACGTCGCAAGACTAAGTATTTTTTCGTGATTGATCTGCTGAATGACATTCGCGCCCAGAACACTGTCCAGACTAATGCGAAAAACTTTTTCGCTAAGGCTCGACAGAACTTTCCTAACGCGGACATTCGAGTGCTCCCCGTCGTCTTCAACGAAGCGTCGCTGAATAATTATGTTCAGATGGCCCGCTCGTGCGTCAGTCGCACCTTTGAGGTCATGGAAGCAGGGCTCCCCTACGGTGCCGTCGTCTGCGAGGGCTCGCGCACATGGGCTCACATGGGCTCCGAGCAGGCCGCCGCATGGGACCAGGGGGCTGACAACGTCCATATGACGGGTGCGGGCTACAACCACATTAAGGACCTGTTTAAGGCATGGCTTAATGGTGGCTCGAGTTGGTATAATCCTCCGTCGGCTCAGTTGCATCCTTTCTCAACTAGCGCTGTTGTTCATGACAATAACTATCTAGTTTGCGAGCGCGACCGTGATTGGGTGAATATTCAGGGCACCTTTAGGATTGCGGGTAGTAACGCAGGATATGACACAAAGTTGATGGGACTCCCCGGATGGGCGCGCCCTTACGATGGTGTTAGTTCCACAATTATCGGAAATGACAGGACATATAAGTATATTTATGTTCCTAAAACCAATGGGATTTATGTGGGAGACATTCTCTCCGCAAATCAGACTTATCAGGTAAACATGACATACAAAATCTGGTAGTTGCACTCGAGTAGCCTGCCCCGATACAATTGGGGCAGGCTATTCGTTTGGAGGAATCATGGCATGGGATGTCACAGCAAAGAAAGTCGCCATTAAAGCAATCGGCCAGGTTGAGTCGTCTATGGATTACTCAGCAATCAACTACAATGACCCTATTACCGTCGGAATTGCGCAGTGGTACGGCACTCGCGCGGCGGCAATTCTGAACCGTATGCGTGGCGCTCATGCTACGGAGTATGCAAGCGTCGATAGTAGTTTCAGGTCTCGGCTCGAGTCTGTTCCTGAGTCTGATTCCTCGTGGAATACCTACTATCTTTCTCGTGGTGTTGGTGACAGCCTTAAGCCCTTGCTTAACGCGAGCAAGGATATTCAGGGTGACCAGATTGTCAAGGACCTTGAGAACTATTTCAGTGTTGCTAAGCAGTATGGGATTAATCCTGACACTGACACTGACGCATTCATTCTATGGTGTGTTGCCTATCACCAAGGGCCACGTTATGCGTTTCAGGTAGCAAACCACTATAGTGGTGGGGGCCTTAATGAAATGTATTCCGATATTATGGCCAACGGTGTTTTGGGTAGGTATAGCAACCGGTATACTCAGGCCAAAAATATTATTGCTGGCAAGGACACCAGTGGTGTGGGCGAGGGTGGAATTACTTCAAATACTCCTGGAAATGGTGGAAGTGTTGGACAAAATTCTCAGACCGTAAACGTGTCTGGCGGCAAACTAATTATTAGTGCCGACAACTCTGGAATTCTCACGCTTCGATCTAAGTTCGGCAATTATCAAATGTATTCCCATGGGCACAATCTTTGGGAAGTAAATCTCAAGGACATTCAAGAGAAAATCATCGGACAAAACCCGCAAGCAAATGCCGGTGGGGGAGGTGGGGGTGGCGGAACGCCCGCCCCCGGCGGTTCTGGCAAGGGCGCGGCGGCACTCGCATGGGTAATGGCCCGATTGGGCAAGTTCGCCTACTGTCAGTGCCCCGGCCGCCAGGACCCCGACAACTCGGGCATCACGGACTGTAGCGGCCTCATGTATGCCGCCTACAAGAACACGTCAGGCACATTCGTAGGCACATGGACAGGGGACCAATACTTCCGCGGAGCCGAGCCATTCCCGCGCCGTGGTGGGGCTATGACGGCCTCAGAGCGTGCCCAGTTGCGGCCGGGGGACATGATTGTCATGGCTTGGAAGTCAACGGGCAGTTATTACCCCGAGACGGATCACGTTGAAATGGTGGTAGACTCAAACACCCTTGTGGGGCACGGTGGCAATCCACATTATGGCCCAGTAACTAAGTCTATTGATGTTCTCGCCGGCACTCGCTGGTGGACTGTAAGGCGACACGAATGAAAAAGAAGTTTTCCTACTATAGTTTTTCTAATGTGCTCTCATATGCGGGAGTATTTAATATGATTATGGGCGCCCGTGGTCTAGGTAAGACCTATGGGGCCAAGAAAATCGTTATTAAGAATGCAATCAACAAGGGCCAGCAATTCATTTATCTTCGTCGCTACAAGACTGAACTCAAGGGGCGCAACAGTTTCTTTGCTGACATTCAGCATGAATTTCCCGATGAGGAATTCCGTGTAGAAGGTCAGTATGCTCAGCGTAAAGTTGGAAAGAAATGGGAAACCATTGGCTATTTCATTCCACTATCTACTGCGCAAGCAAACAAGTCTATTGCTTATCCAAACGTGTACACAATTATCTTTGATGAATTCATCATTGATAAAGGTTCGCTGCGTTATCTTCCAGATGAGGCGAAAGTCTTTATGGACTTTTATTCCACCGTAGACCGATATCAAGACCGCGTGCGTTGTCTCATGCTCTCCAATGCGGTTAGCATTATGAACCCCTATTTTATTCGATTTCACATTGAGCCAAAAGAAGGAATCAGTCGTCACGCCGATGGATTTATCGTCACCGATTTCGTGAACAGCGAGCAATTCCAGTCCGAAGTTGCGCACACTAGGTTCGGTTCCTTTATTACAAACTACGCCGAGGACTATGCAGACTATTCCATCTCCAACAAATTCGCGGACAACTATGACGACTTTGTCATGAAAAAGACCGGGAAAGCCAAATACGCATTCTCCCTCCGTTGTCCTGAGGGCGAGGTCTCGGTGTGGATCGACGGTGGGACGTGGTTCGCCCAGCGCCGCCAACCGCGCGGAGATATGGTAAGGTGGGCCTATAAGGTCACGGACCTGAGGGAGGGGGAGCGGCTACTCATGTACGGGGACAAGGTGCTCAGCATCATGCGAAGCACCTACCGGAAGGGCCGGCTTTTCTCCGACTCACCTGAAACTCGAAACATGTTTGCTGAAATCTTTGTCCGATGATACACATTAATCCCACCACAATTGACGTTGCTCTAATTCTCGGTATCATATCCCTGTTAACAATTGCAGGGAGATTCATTTATCGTGCCACGCGATTTATGGATCATTTAGCGGCAATGCTAAACGCGTGGGACGGAAAAGACGGAACGCCTAGCGTTCTGGATAGGCTTGAAGATATTGAAGACAAATTGAAAGACGTTCAGTATCATGTCAAGCCTAATCATGGCGGCTCGAGTGTAGATGCACAGAATCGTCAACTAAAAGAAATCATTTCCTATCTCAAGGAGAAAAACAATGGGTGAGCACGAGTCCCCCAAGCCCCCCTTTATCCCCGATGCATACCGTATGTGGATTTACACCGTGTGCGTTGGTGTTCTTGTCTGTCTCGGAGTTTGGGGCGTTATTGACGGCGACAAGATTAGTGCCCTTAACTTCCTTTTCGCCGCATTCTTCGGCGTTGCCGCAAGCAACACGCCGCGAGGAAAGGCGTCCTGAATGGTAACCCGCGCACAAATCATCTCCGCAGCCCAGGAGGAAATCGGATACTCCCGCTGGGCCGACGACGAAGCGGGCACCAAGTATGGTCGCTGGTACGCACAGGTAACCGGCTCCCCTAGTTTCGGTGCAAGCGGTGTGCCCTACTGCGACATGTTCGTGTCCTACATCCTCAGCAAGGTTGGGATCAACTGGGTCAGCGCCTACGTCCCCAGCCGCGAAGCTCAGGCACGAGCTCGTGGAGTCCTCATCGACAAGTGGGACGTCCGCCCCGGCGATCTCATGACATTCGATTTCGACAATGAGGGAATTGCCCAGCATATCGGAATCGTGGAACAACCCCCTAATTCCGCAGGCACATTCTATTCAATCGACGGAAACACCACATGGGGCACTGGCGGACCCCAGGATAACGGTGGCGTGGTTGCCCGCCGCGAGCGCCATATGGACGAAGCTCGATACGGAATTCGCGTAGTCAACGACAATTCCGCCATTACCAGTGGTGGAAATATCCGAGACATTCAGCGAGTCCTCGGCGCCATACAGGACAACATCCTCGGAACTGACACCGAAAAGCGAATGTGTGCCGTAATCAAGGCCAGCAACTGGGGCGGACAAGAGTTCCCCTGGGGCATCGCATACACGCAGAGCGTTGTGGGAACCGATCCTGACGGCATCTGGGGCGACGCCAGTATGGCCGCCCATGATCGTGTCATAGAGTCCCTGCAAGCCGCCCTCGGCGTCACCGTCGACGGCATATGGGGCCCCGAAACCTGGGCTGCCTGGGAGCGACTAGCCCGCACCGCAGAACGCCCGTAATAAAGTTAATCCCCGGAAGGAACCAACCACTTCCGGGGATTAACTATATCCTCACTCAACTGCTGTCAAGTCTACTCCAATCGACTCGAGACAATCCAAATAAAACTTACGACATTTATCTCTCCCACTGTGCCCAAATCGCTTAATGGTGTTCTGTCCCGTCACCTTATTCGCAAACACCACTCGGTTGTCAGGCCAACCATAAAGATCGAGGCGAAAATCGATAGAATCAATCAAAATTCTGTCACAATGTACGCTAATGCGGCATCCTGGCAATTGGTCGGGCAGATTAAGGCTATGAGCAAGTTCTCTAAGGTGGTACATTAAATTACTCCCATACTTTCCAAGCCTAATTCATAAAGAGCAAGATTTCTTTCCTCTAGTGATTCGTAATAATTAATGACACCACTCTGTGTCTCAAAAGGATTCCACACTTCCATCGCGTAATCATTAATCAAGCGAAATGCTGTATATCCACAATACACAATATTACAGCCACCAGGAGTATAGCACTCGCGCATTCCCCAAGTACGCAATACGCGTTTAACATTATTCGTTGACGGTTCTTTAAGAAGCATTCTCGGCATTGTTGCTCACACCACATATAATGAGATTCACGTATGCTGCTGCCCGCTCAGGCGTCTCCTTCGCACCAATATGCTTAACATACCAACACGAATCACCCGTGCGCTCAAGAATTGTCTGCATCACTGCTTTCCTTGTCTACATCATTAATGAAACTAGTAAGTGACTGAAATACTATGTCTGTCTCGCCTATCTCTCCGATAAGGTTGAATTTCTTTTTATTATAAAATACAATCCAAGACACAAATGAATCAAATTGTCTAGCACTTAGTATAATACTAGGTGTCTTGACAATAATGTCATTTCCTTCGGAAGCATAGCCAATAATGTCATTAAGTAACCATTTAAGCGAATTATCCATGATTTCTTAACACCGCGTTTTCAATTCCTGTTTCACTTGAAATTATATTATCAATCGAAATTATGTGATATTCCTTCGAGCCATTCCTCCAATAATGAATGCGCCCCATGTCCTTATAATAAGCAATATGATAGCCACGCAACAAAGCGTGTGCAATAAAATTAGAAACTTTCCAATTAGTAAGGATGACATAATCGTCACCCTTGCCATGATGCGACCTACGCCTCACAACCGATCACCAAACCAAGCCAGCAACTCCCACTGAGAACCAAACCACCACGTCTCACCATCGCAACGCACCTCCCACTTCCGCGAACTGTGGCGCACCACCAAATACTCCTCAGCCCCGTAAGACAACACTCCCTTAGTGCCGCACTTCCAGGTCCTGATACTGCAACCTGAAGCCTCATACCAAGTCCAAGCGCTCGCGCCAAGAAGCGACTTGAATTCGTTTTCCATCTCAGTTCCTTCCATTCCCAGCGGGCCCGTCCCGCTCCGTTCATGTATTAATAATGCACCCTAGTTCTCCGGCAGTCAAGTTATCTGCACGTGAACTAC